CGCCTCACCACCGCAAACACTTTGTTTGCCAGCCTCGTTGCTAACAGTTTGCCTATTTGTATGGCTCACATCGTTATAAATTCACCTCTCAACGAGGTACAACAAGAATATCTCGCCGAACACTGGCAGGGTCGAACTGTCGACCGACCCCGTAAAGAAGACTGGCACTCCCATCCCATCTCCGCTTACGAGCGACGGGTGATGGAAGAGTGGGCTATCGGCTACATCCGCGATACCACCAAAGGAGTGCCAGGCCTCATAGTCGACATCCGCGGCAACCCCATTAGGCACTCGAACCGCAAACGTGCCGATGTTTGGAGTTGCTGCCCAATCACCGGCGCAGCTGATCTTGAGCGCAATCGTAAGCGCCAGGCGCACTTTCTCGACACTACTGCTGACGGCGTTCCGTCAGGTAACCATGCCGAGGATTTTGTGCCCGCTCTGGCACCTTACTGCCTCCACAGCGCCGAACACTGCTCATGTCCCCTGGTGACTGCCCTAGGGGTGCGGTGTTATCTCTCCGTCCATTCGCTGTATCACATGGACCCTGACGTCCTGGCCCGCATGCTGAGCGAAACGGGAGCCTCGTGCGTCGCGGTGTTGCATCTCTTCCCACACCACGGCGGTCGTCTGCTGGCAGACGAAGCGTCGTACACCAAAGTCGATGGCGTGGTGAGGATGCGAATCGCTGGGCAAGCCACTACTTATGTGCATCCTGACATGTCTTGGTTGGAGCTTGACCACCTCGTCACGCCCTACGGCACGCTCGTGTGGAACACCGTGGAGAAGCGCGGCTCCACACACGTCATCTGCTTCAGCGTGACCCAGAAGACGTTCGCGCGCTTGAGCCCACTGACTGTCGCCGCGTTTAACCTCCGTGACCCCGAGCGGGGCGGCGGCGTGCAGTTCGACATCCGCGGTCTAGATGGGCCGGCCACGCGCGCACACACCATGGGCGCGTTCAAAGTCCGGCGCCTGTACGCCATCGGCACCCAATTGTACATAGATGTTGGCACCAATGTGGTCAACCTGCCCGTGCAGGCCATTTCGGAGGCGGCCGCTATGTATGCGTACACGAAGATCACCAAAGATTCCTACCATACATACGCATCTGGTTTGAGGCGCATTCTTAAGAAACACAACCTGAGCGTTGAAGAGTACAGCTCAGCTATCGTGTACGGTGTGCCTATCGCCATGACACTCAACATAAATGAGATGTCCAATTCAATGATGTCGAGCGTCGCCACCCGCCTGGGCGACATTGCCAGGTACAACGCCCATCTTGATATGCGTTTCCCGAGGATCTTTGGCCTCAAGATCATCCTCATGGCCCTGTGGATGTTGGCCAGCACAGCGTGGTGGGTCACCGTCGGCGTCGAACACTGGGACCCGTGGCTTGCGGCCCTGCCCTTCAGCGGCATCCTCGTGGTGCTATTGCTTCTCGCTCCTTGGGGCGTCATCTTGTTCTGGGGCCGGCGCTTCACCCACATCGCGAAGCTGCGTTTCAAGAAACGGGTGTTCTACGACATCGCGACGCCGGTGCCACCAGTCGACCCGGACTTGGGCGCCATTGACCCTGGGCCCGATCAGGTCCCGCCCAAGCCGCGGGTGAGCCATCACGTAGGCGCTGACATTTCCGCTGTTGCTGCTGAACCAGACGATCATGCTTTCCCCGACCCACGCTCCAATTCGAATACCGCGCACGGCGCCATAGCCCGGTTATTGTCGCGCGACACCAACGATCCCGAACACAACGCTAATTGGCTGTTTTTGAAGACCGAGGTGTTCAAAGTGTCGGACGGCGGCTTCTTCACTAGAACCACGCAATATGGAGCCACGCTGTTCAACGGCATGGGACATCCCGGCGCGTACCCGGTGGATGATTGGCTCGCCAGCTTCCCGAAAGCCAGAGCCGGCATGATTGTCAAGGACTACGACAAGTGGATGACTGAGGGCGGTCAACCTGAGCAGCTCGGTCAAGGCATGCAGCTCTTCGTCAAGTCCGAACCAGGCATGAAGCCCAGGCTCATAGTGGACATGCGCCCGGCGTTCCACCGGGTGGTCGGGCCTTGGACGCGACGCTTCGGGCACCACCTTGCGCAGGATGTCTGGAACCGAGACGCGTGCATTTGGTACACACAGGGCAGCACCACTGAGAGCCTTGGCGCCTGGCACATGGCATGCAACGAGGATTTGTCGGAACCCAACGACCCGTGCCTCTTCTTTCCCGCCGACGCAGACTCCTTTGAGGCGTCGAACGTGGTCGAAGCGCTGCACTTCCGATACGCTGTTTATGAATACGCCGGGGCACCGGATCAAGTGTTGGATGCTTACGTCCATACCGTGTCATGGCGCGCCGCCAACCGGACCGGGGTGCGGGTCGCCAAAGACGGCACCACCGCTTCTGGCAAAGACGACACCTCCGTTGGCAATTCATTGGTCACTGGCGTCACACACCACCGCTACTTCGAACACCAACTCATGAACAACCCTGAATACGTCGCTTATCTGCACACCCTCTACCAGTATCCTGAGATGAGAGATGTGGTGCGCATGCTGGTCAATGGCGACGATTTGTACGTTGCCATCCGCCCGTCGGCGTTCAGGGCCCTCATGGGCAGCAACACTAGCGGCATGTCCGAGGTAATACGCGAACGATTCGGCCTGACATTTGTGTACGGTGCCGTTGGTCCCTGCAATTTCGCGCATGCTTCACTGGCCGACTACTGCAGCGGCTACTTCTACTACTACCCGGATGGCCTCTGCTTGTGGGGCACCAAACCGTTCAGGGCCATCAGCCGGACATTCTTGGTACGCGACCGCGGCATGGACATGGACGCCGAACGCATTCTGGCGGAAATGAAGGCCACCGCCCTCAGCGTCAAGAAGAGCACCACCCACCTGCCTGTTCTTCGGCGCGTAGTGAAGCTGAGCATTGAAGCCTACGCGCCTTTCGTCAAGCCCGCATTCAAACATGACCAGGTTAGTGGCTCCAGGGTCCAACGCGAGCCCAGTTGGGACTACATTGCACGGATGTACGGCGTCAATGAGGCCGATTTGCGTGCATGTGAGGACCTGCTCAGCGGCCCACCATTCAACATCGTCAGCGACACTGCCAAACATTGCCTGGAGATTGACGATAAGATCAAGACGCCGAAATTCATAATGCATATACCCGCCGGCGTCGACCCAACATTGCTTGGCAACCGCGCATTGCATGACATCCAGTTCATGCACGGCTCCGAGACCATTGCTGGTCTCGGTGACCTGTAAGCGGCTTGTCAAGACCACCGGCCTCGCGACCCGGTGGTTCGATAGCGGACTGGCGCGTCTAGCGCAGACTGGCCCCCTTAAGGGGCCCGGTTGTTAAGACAAATTAACCGAAACAACCGATTCATGGCTTCGTCAAGCAAGAAGCATAACCACGCCGAGAAGGCGCCGGCACTCCGCCCATCCAAACCCCACGCAGGACCTGTTCCGCGCTGGGTTCAGATGGCCCGAGGCCACAACGAGAAACAACGCAACAAGCAAGCGGGCCCGGTGAGCGCCCCCGTCAAGACGCAGCGCATTAGTGTGCCCGTCGCAGCCGGTCAAGTCATCACCCGTCAAGCGGCCACGAACAGTGCTAACTACACGTTCAAAGGCACCGATTACCTCGGCACCCTAGACATTCCCAACGCTGGTAGTAACACGAACGGCGTGGTCTTGGATTGGACTCCGCTCAATCCGATGACCATGAACAACGCGCGCTTGCGCACGTTCGCGCGCATGTACCAGGACTACCGCGTCAAGAAGTTCACAGTCTGGGGCACACAGTGCCAGGGTACCAATATCGGTGGCGTCATGGCCGCCTTCTTCGACACCGACGTGGCCCGTATTTCATCCGCGCAGGGCGACCAGATGATGGCGTATGCCATGACCCACCAGAAGGCCAGCATGCGTCCGTGCTGGGGCGATTTCGGCAAGATGAACTGTCCGACTGATGGCAAGTGGCGCAAGTGCAACCCCGGTCAGGGTGACCCACGAGAGAGCATTTTCGCAGTGCTCTGCTTCGTCCTTGGTGCGCCACCCACCGCGACCACCTTTCCCTTCGCCCTGTATGAGTTGATGATGGATTACGAGATTGAGTTCCGTAATCCCATGATCCAAGACGTCAACATCTCAGACACCACCGTGGAGGCAACGCTACTGCCGGTGGGAGCGACGGGAAACCCCTACGTTAGCCCGATTGCCCAAATCGCGCCCGCCATGCCATACAACGTCGCGGTCGCCATCGTCATCGACCCCGGCTCATCCGACCTCACGCCTGGTGGCGTTTACTTCGCCGCCCGCGACCAGAACAACCTGGGCGGCGTGGCACTGTTCACTGACTTTGATGCTGCGTACACAAATCAGGCTGTCGGCGACAACTCCCTCGCAACCACCATAACGTGGGACAATGAGTCGCTGGCCGCCGCTAAGGTGCAGCTCTCACCAATTTCTGCTCCGTTCCTCGATCTTAATGCTGACGGTGCTGGTTTAACCGGCAGCATTTCCGGGGGATCCAAGAAGACAGAACTGAGTGAAACGGGTACGCAGGTCGAGCTGTCCTCATTCGGGAACAGCGCCACATTCGAAGACATCAACGCAAAGCTGCCGAACGCCCTACGCAACGGCACCATCGGCGTTGAAGCCACCCTCGGCGGTCTTATGGCCGCGCAAGGATACCAGACGTCCATGACCACTACCAGTGCCGAGTCCAACCCGGACATCGCTGAACGTCTGGAAATCGAGCCCATCACCGCCCTCATGCTCAGCAAGTGGAATGACCCCGTTGCCAAGGTCATTCTGTCCACCGTGGACACCAAGCAAATGACTGCGCCCCTCCCGGGCTTCTGGCAGATCTTTGACCGACTGGGGGGAATCTGCAGCGCAGTCTCTGAGAGCGGCGGGTTCATTCGTACCATCATCCGTGCGGTGCGCCAGCGCCGAATGGACCTGAGGTCTACCGCCTGGTATAGCGACGCCAAGAACTTGGCCTACGCCGCCCTCACGCCACATGAGCGCTGGTTGGCCCATCCCAGCCGCGCCATGTTCCGTGCGGCTGAAACGCAAGGCCTGCTTGAGTGGCGCGATCAGCGACTCACCTACAAGAACCACGAGGTCATTTACAAACGCGCTTACGTCAACGGCTGGGTACAAGCACCCGTGCCACCACCCGATGATGAAGACGCCCATGGATTTCGTAATGATTTCGTGTCCGTCAAGTCCTCCAAAGACCTTCAGCCTGACGTTCAACCTGTCCCTGATCAGCCTGGGTCTTCCAAGTCTGGTCGGATCGATCTTGTAAAACGCGAGTACCCTTTTGGCGACTACTTCAAGACTGTCGTCACGACCACTCGCAAATAATCCACCAGCTACACCAACATCTTAAGCCCGCCGGGGGTAATCGGCGGGTGGTGTTGTTGTAACAAGTTGTAAGCGCGCTTTATGCGTCGTTGTGATTGTTTATTGTTTTTAGCCGTTGTTGCGGCTTTGATGTTGATTCAAACTTTGTTTGTTT